AGCACAGGCGCGGATGCAACACTACCGCTCTTTACGAATACAAATGCCGGACTTGTAGCTGCAAGTGGTGGCGGAACGACAAATTTCTTGCGAGCAGATGGAACATGGGCTGAGCCGCCGGGTTCCGCGGGCGCCAGCGGAACTGTCACTTCCGTTTCTTTTAGCGCACCAACTGGATTCAGCGTCACTGGCTCGCCAATTACAACCAGCGGAACCATTGCGCTGAATTATGCGACCGGCTACCAGGGTTTTACCTCTGCAGAGTCAGTAAAGCTTGCAGGAATTGAAGCCGGAGCGCAGGTAAACGTAGCGACGAACCTAAGTTACACTTCCTCGTCTCGCTTGCTTGCAAGTTCGACTGGCGCAGACGTAACACTTCCGCTATTCACAAGCTCGGCTGCGGGTCTTGTTGGCGCAAGTGGCGGCGGCACAACAAACTTTCTGCGTGCTGATGGGACGTGGGCCGCGCCTCCTGAGGGATCCGGCACGGTAACCCACGATGAAGTGACGCTGAACCCCAACGTGGCTGATGTGTTCACTATTTATGAGCAAGAGCTGTTCGCTGATAATCCTGGCTATAACCGCCTCATCTTTTGGGATTACAGCGAAAACAAGCTCAGGTATCTCACCGCTGGTACCAATCTCAGCATTACCGACACCACGCTGAACGCAAATGTTGGCACCACTGCCGGCACTTTGGCCGCCGGTGACGATGCAAGGTTCCACGATGAAGTGACGCTGCACACCAACGCGGCTGATGTGTTCGAGGTTTATGGGCAAGAGTTGATCGCTAAAAATCCTGGCGATAACCGCCTGATCTTCTGGGATGTCTTCACCGGCAAGCTCAGGCATCTTACCGCTGGTGCCAATCTTAGCATCACCGACACCACGCTAAATGTTGTGCTGAATTTTGGCACAACTACTGGCACCGTGGCTGCCGGTGACGATTCAAGGTTCCACGATGAAGTCACGCTGTCCTACAACGTGGCCGATGTGTTCACTCTTTATGAGCAAGAGCTGATCGCTAATGGGCCTGCCTTTGAGAATCGCCTTATCTTCTGGGATGGCAGCACCGGCAGGCTCAAGTATCTCACCATTGGTGCCAATCTCAGCATCACCGACACCACGCTGAACGCATCTGGCGGCAGTGGTGTTTCGGACGGCGACAGGGGTGACATCACCGTATCTGGTGGTGGCGCCACTTGGACGATCGACAACAGCGCCGTCAGCTACGCCAAGATTCAAGATGTAAGCGCTACTGATAAGTTGCTCGGGCGGAGCACTGCAGGCGCTGGTGTTGTTGAAGAGATCACCTGCACCGCAGCGGGTCGGGCGCTGCTTGATGACAGCGACGCGGCTGCGCAACGCACGACGCTGGGACTGGCCGCTGTTGCCAGCACAGGCGCCTATAGCGACCTCAGCGGCACGCCGTCCGTGGAAGACGTTTACGTCATCGCCTGCAGCGATGAAACTACGGCGCTAACAAATGGCACCGGCAAAGTCACGTTCAGGATGCCATATGCAGGGACACTCACTGCGGTGAAAGCAACAGTGACCACGGCGCCAGTTGGCAGTGCGCTGGTTATTGACATCAACGAGGCTGGCACATCTGTGCTCAGCACGAAGCTCAGCATCGACGACGGCGAAAAGACCAGCGTCACAGCAGCAACGCCAGCAGTGATCAGCGACAGCGCACTAGCCGATGACGCCGAGATTACGATCGACATTGACCAGGTGGGCAGTGGCACTGCAGGCGCAGGGCTCAAGGTCTACCTCTACGTCACTCGGGGGTGATCGCCATGAACAGCAATTTTGCGCTATGGGACTCAATTGAAGAGCAAGTGCTGCGCTATCCCCGAAATGATGATGAACCCGTGGCGCAGCTTGACCCGCGCTATCAGGTGCTGCGCATTATCAAGGAAGACAAGCCGGAAGTCCCCGAAGGATGGGGGATCAGGCAGCAATGGTCTGTGGATCTGGCTGTCGGTGAGTGGCGCCACGGTTGGCAGTTGATCGAACCCACTCCTTTGCCACCTGCTGCCGACTGGCGTACCTTCAAGCGGACACTGCTCGGCCACCCAGCGATCAACGCATTACTCGGCGGCGGAATGACAGCAGCACCAGCTGCTGCAATCTCACTTCCTGCAACACTGCTCGCTGCTGCCGGCGGTGGTGAAAGCGATGATTTCCGCGCCGCCTGGCTATCGCTGCGTCGGCTAGATCTGGTGAGCACAGAGCTATTGCAGGAAGTGCGTGGCCTTGCGATCAACTGCCACCTGCCGGAGTCATTCGTTGCCGCTCTCGGTGGATCCGTGCGGCCTGATGCGCAAGAGCTGGGCCAAGAGTGGGTGGATGCCGACGGCTACCTGTGGCGCGTCGTCCAAGCGCGTGATATTGATGGTCAGTTCTTGCCGGATGATCCGACGACGCCCGAGCGCGAATCACTGACCTGGGAGAAGGTGGAAGCATGAGCATTATCTACATCAACCCGTATCAGTTCGCAGTAGCAGGGCCTCCTCCAGCTGGATGGACGCCTGCTGACATCAGCACCGAACTTTGGCTAGATGGTGCGGACGCTTCAACTATTACGCTTGTCAGTGGGAAAGTCAGCCAGTGGGATGACAAGAAGGGCAACGGTCGCAGTGCAACGCAGACCAATGCTGCATTACGCCCCGTCTATTCAGCGACTGGGCTCGGCGGCAAAGGTGCAGTTGCCTTGGACACGGCTACTGGGCAGCTCAGTGTCAACTCTTTTGGCAGCGGTACATATTCGTGGTTCTGCGCGTTGGGTGCAAGCTCTGGTACAACGCTGACGCTAATCGGCGGCGTCAATACATTTATTCCTCTGGCCGTTGTTAGTACAAACTCAAACATCCTCCGGGTCAACGGAACCAATGATCCATCCAGCGCAAGCCAGCTCTATAACGGTGAATCAACACAATCAGTCGTCTTAAGGACAGACGTTTATTACAAACTCTCAAGTGCAGCGGTTACGGATGCAATCGCGGCTTATGTCAACATCCCGGTTATTACATCAACGGTCAGGCTCGGTTGGACTGATGCCAATGCCTCATATGGCTACACCGGATTCGCTGGTGAGTTCATTGTTGTAAGCGGCACACCATCTACAACAGATCGCCAAAAGATTGAAGGCTATCTTGCTCATAAGTGGGGAATGACAGGAAATCTCCCTGCCGGGCACCCCTACAAAACCGTTGCTCCGTAATGCTGAACCCGCCGTCGTAGTGCCCCCGGCTAGTCACCTTACATCTCATGGCACGCAACGTCCCCACTGACAAGGCTCTCTACGCCCGCGTAAAGGCAGCGGCAAAGCGCAAATTCAAGGTGTACCCAAGTGCATACGCAAATGCTTGGCTTGTTCGTGAATACAAAAAGCGTGGCGGACGCTATCGTGTAGTTAAAGGGTGAAGCAATGAAACGCGCTCGCTCGGGCTTGACTCGTTGGTTCAAGGAAGAATGGGTGGACATCAAAACGGGCAAGCCGTGCGGTCGCTCCAAAGGCGAGAAGCGTCGCGGCTATCCCGCCTGTCGTCCCTCCAAGCGCGTTTCTTCTGACACCCCGAAAACCAGCAAGGAGCTGACCCCAGAAGAAAAGCGTCGCTTCAAGCGCAAAAAGACAGGCAGCAAGCGTATAGATTATCAGCATAAGCGCAAGAGGAAGTAATGCCCGCAAAAGCACGCAGTAATCGCTACGCAGATCGAGCAGCACTGCAGTCGCTTGGGCTTTTCAGTGATACGTCAAAGATACGTGCAATTGCAAAGCGAGGTAGCAATACATTCGATTACGAAAGCTGTGAAATTAGAATAACTTCAGATCTTCTACCGCATCAAAAAGGGTTCGTCACCGATTTTGATCATCGCATGGTGGCGCTTTGTGGTGGTTACGGCAGTGGCAAAAGTTTTGCAGCGGTAACAAAATCAATTCTTCTGTGCTTCCGCAGTCAGGGTTTCACGCATCTATTCCTAGAGCCCACAATTCCATTGCTCCGTGACGTTGCAATTCCATCGTGGCAGAATGTTCTTGATCGTTACAGCATACCTTACGAGTTCAGGACCAGCCCGCTCCCTGTCTTTACACTAAAGCTACCCAAGGGCGACACACAAATTCTTCTGCGCTCATTTGAAAACTACAGCAGAATCGTCGGTGTTAACGCCGCAAGTATGGTGGTTGACGAAATTGATACAGTTTCAACACATACAGCAGAAGCTGCAATTATTAAACTGCAAGGTCGTGTTCGTGTAGGCAAGTGCCCTCAGTTGGGCTTTGCATCTACACCTGAAGGGCACAAGGCACTTTACAACATGTTTGTGCGCGAGTCCTCGGAAAAGAAAAAGCTCTACAAAGCAAGAACCGCTGACAACCCATATCTTGATCCGGGCTTCATCGAGAACCTGCGTGCTACATACCCCGCCAATTTGATTGAAGCCTATCTGAACGGCGAGTTCGTTAATCTCACGCAGGCAACTGTTTTTTACGAATTTGATCGCGCAAAGCACTGCACAAGTGTCTTTCACCCCGAACCGAACGAAAGAATTGTTTTCGGCGCAGACTTCAACATTGGTAACAGCATGTCTTGCTATGGCGTTGTTCGTCCTTCGCCGACCGGGCAAGCGTTGCACGTATTTGATGAACACATCTGTCGCACTACGTTTGACCTTGTTGAACACGTCAAGCGTCGCTTTCCTAGGCAGCTTGCTAATGGCATGGTCACCTGCCATCCAGATGCAAGCGGCAGTCACGCCAGCACCAGCTCAACGCAGAGCGATCACGAAATCTTGCAAAGCGCCGGGATCAGAGTCGTTGCAGAGCGACGCAACCCACCTGTAGCCGAAACAATTGCCCACTCAAACCTTCACATTCACGCCTGTTCTGTTTTGGTCAACCCAACGACATGCGTTGAAACGCTGCAAAGCTTGGAAAATTGGGGTTACGACGATAGTTATCGCCCAATGAAAAGTGGTAAGCATGATTTATCGCACGCTGGAGACGCCCTGCGTTATCTGATATGGCACACGATGCCTCGCGCAACCGCTCACCTCAGCCGCCCGCGTTGGCGTTGATGACGAAAGAGCTACACTGCTTGCATCGCAAGAACAAAGGCAGTGGCAATCGTCCCCAACTCGCTCGTTCCTACAAGTGACAATCTTGCATTGCCCTTTGAGCGTCGCTTTCCTGAGTACGAGGAAGCGTTTGAAGAAGTAACAGGTGTAGATGCTTACTCTCTTGAGCAAGCTGAACAATTTTCACGTCTTGCGCCGATTCGTTTTTGCACGCTGCCGGAGTTTTATCTTTTTGAAGCGTCTGACGAATATCTTCCTCAGGACTACTTAGAAGAAGACAAAAGCTATCAAGTTCGCAAAACACGCTCACAAAGTAGCTTTCAAAATTATTATTGCCATCTTCGTGATTTAGTTTGCGGGACAGCACTACGAAAAGGTGTCGGTATTCCTGAAAACATTGCATCTGAATGGGGTAACTTCTTTGAAGATGTAGACCTCGAAGGACACTCTATTCTTTCTTTCGCTAAAGAGGCTTTTACAGAAGCACTTGATGGGGGTGTTTCTGGGATTTGGGTTGAGTATCCCAAGCTTCCAGAGAATCTGAGCGCCGCAGAAGAACGTCGTCTTAACCCGCGCCCCTATCTTGTGCTAATGCGCATGGAGCAGGTGCTTGAATGTCGCTACGACGTATTCAATGCAGATATAGGGGCGCAGAATGTATTTGGCGCGTTTCCTACTTATTTGCGCGTCAAGACAGAAGTGCGTCGTCAAAGTGAGCAGAACGAGTTTTTTGAAGAAGTCATCCCCGCTGTGCGCGTTTATGACATTGCAAATCTTGCAAATAACAGCGTTTCTGAGCTTTCTGATGAGCCTGAACCTGCAATTCCTCAGCAGCGTGTTCGTTGCCGCCTTTACACAAAGAAAAACGAGCCGGGCAATGTAGATAAGTACTTACTCGAAGAGACAACTTATCTTTCGATTCCATTTATCCCGTTTGTACCCGTTTTTGGTGGCAAAAAAGAAGCATTTTTCCGCGCCCGCCCTTTGCTTTTTGACATCGCACGTCTTAATTTGAATCATTGGAGCATCTCTGCCGATCTTGCAGAGACGATCCACCTCACTTCCTCGCCGATCCTGACGGGTACGGGTGTCCGCCCTGATGATGAGATCAAAGCCGGCGCCGGTCGTGCTCTGTTCTCGCAGAACCCTGATGCCAAGTTCGATCTGATGAGCGCTTCCATGGAGGGTGCATCGGTCACGCTGGAGAACCTGAGGCGCATTGAGCAGGCCATGGAGCGCCTTGCCGCTGTTGCCATGACAACGGGCAAGACGCAGGCGGAAAGCGGGTTTGCGAAGCTTCTAGACCGCTCTCAGAGCGATTCGCAGCTTGCTGTGCTTGTGCAGGGGCTTGAGGATGCGTTGAATCGAGCACTGCTTTACGCCGCTGCTTATCGCAGCATCCCCGAGGTGCGCGTAACCATCAGCAAGAACTTCATTCCCGTCAAGCTGCACTCTCAGCAAGTGATGGCGCTCAGTTCACTGTTTAAGGACAGCAACGCGATCACGATTGAAATGTTCCTGCGGATGCTGGAAGCGGGCGAGATGTTTGAAGGGTTGCCTGACTTCAGCGTGAAGCAACTCTTGAGCGACATGGATCTTGATGGAACTGAGACTGCACGTGAGCTAGGGCTTGCAGGTGGGGCGCAGATGACAAATCGCGGGCAAGTGCCAGTCGATAACACGTCTCCTGCGAGCGAGGGCCGTGATCTTGAGATCATGGAGGCTTCTGTTGAGCTAGACGAAGCTGATGGTGCTACTATTTAACGAGCCAACTCATGTCTTTACATGCCCGCCCAAGTACCTGAGACCCTTGAAGAGGCGCTTGCTGCTATTCAAGCGCTAGAAAAGCGCACTGAGAGCCTTGAAAGTGAGAGCACAAAGCTAAAAGCAACAAATCAAGGACTTCTTAAGGATCTCAAAAAGAAGAAGACGGTTGACAGCTTTTTGAAAGTTGCTGGCATTGAGCTGAGTGACGATCTCGATGAAGATGCAATCGCTGAGCGTATCGCAGGGCTTCGCAAGAGAGAAGACAGCGATGACAACCAATCTGAGCCCCAGGCTCAATCGCAGCAGACGGCTCAGGGCCAAACGCCTGCTGACGCAATGAACGAAGCGATGAAGGCGCAGTTTGCATCATTGCGCAAAGAGCTGACTGATCTGCGCAAAACAAACGAGCAGCTTGAAAACGAGCGCAATCAAGAACGTGAGAAGCGTCGTGAAAGCAAGCTTGAGCGTTTTGTGACAGACGAGCTATCAAAAGCCGAATGTCGTCGCCCTTCGCATCTTTACAAGCTGATGAAGGAGAAGTTTCGTCTTCTTGACGACGAAAGCACAGTTGTCTTTGGGTCTGAAGACGATCCCGTTTCTTTGCGTGACGCCGTTACAAAATTGCGTGACGACGAAGAATTTGCTGTTTACTTCGCCGGTAGTGGTGCAACTGGGTCGGGCATGACAACAACTCGTGCTGCAACGACCACTTATTCAAACAACCCCTTCAGCAAGGACAGCGTTAATGCAACCAAGGCAGCTGAGCTACTGCAAAAAGATCCTGACAAGGCGAAGCGTTTGATGAACGAAGCTCGTCTCGCCGGCAAGCTTGATCCTGTTTTGGGCAGAGCAGTGCAGTCGATGTAAGCTGAATTTGGTTGACGAAGACCCAAGCCTCTCGGGAGCGTGCCTCGGGGGGCTTTTTATTGCTACGCTGTGGCTAGAGTATTTTACAAAATGTCTGTTACTTACAGGGGTGAGACATTTTCCGGGTACAACAAGCCCAAGAGAACCCCGAATCACCCAACCAAGTCGCACGCCGTTCTTGCAAAAGAGGGCGACAAGATTCGACTGATTCGCTTTGGGTAGCAAGGTGTTAGCGGCGCTGGCAGTAATCCAAGGTCAGAGAAAGAGAAGGCACGTCGTAGATCATTTAAGGCGAGACATGCAAAAAACATTGCGCGAGGAAAAATGAGTCCTGCGTATTGGGCTGATCGTGAAAAATGGTGAGCAGCCTTTCATTCTAGCACTGCAAAGTAGTTCTTGCGTCTTGTCTAGTATGTAGGTGAGCGCTCAACTCATTCGCCATGCCCTTCAAGACCGACCGCAACATCATTGGCCGCCAGATCACCTCGGCAGTCGAAGAGGCCGTCACCGCTCTGCGTGTCTCCTATGACGCCGGAATGGCCAGTGGCAGCATCTACGTGATTCCTGCTGCTTTCACCCGCGAGAACCTTGTGGAGCTGTTTGCTGGCCTGCCCACCGTGACCGGGACTCAAACCCTGGACATCAGTGGAACTGCTGGCAATGCCACTGTTTCTGCGGGCGAAAAAGCCGTCGCCACTGGCAAGGGCTGGACTCTCGACACTACCCCCTGATCTATTTTTCAGGTGCAGCGCCCCGCTTTGGTGGGGCTTTTTTATTAAATTGCTCTATGTGCAATGAAAAAGTCCAAGAAGCAAGCTAAATTTGAATACGTGATGAAAGAGTTCAAAGAGGGCAAACTGAAATCCTCTTCTGGGCGCAAAGTTACAAGTCGTGCGCAAGCAATTGCAATTGCTGCTAGTGAAAGTGGGCTGCGCAAGAAAAAAGAGGAAGACAAGAAAAAGCGCAAGTACGCCAGCAAGAAGCGCTAGAGCCCTTGCCTCTTGCTATTCTTTGACTGTTAGAGGCTGTGCCTCGTGAAGTCGAGCCTTGCTCGCATCGCGGTTGTACCGCAACCCTTTGCTTGGCAGCTGTGCTGCTAGCACTCGTTCATACTTTCACTTGAGGCAAAGACAATGCTCATCGCTGGCATTCCTTTTATTCCTCAGCTTTTCCTGGCATATCAGCAGGAG